CAACTGGTATTGTTGCTGTAGGGCTTGTGTTTTAAATTGAGAACGCTGAAGATTCGCACCCGCTTCTTGCACATTCTGAGATAGATTAGCTTGATACTCTTGAACTTCTTTATTGATAGATGCTCCATAAGAACCTATTTCTTGAGCATATTTTTGTACCGCTTGAACATCGTCTTGAGAACTCAAACGTCCTTCTTCAATCGCTTCTTGTAATTTTGCCTGATACTCTACGTTCTCTTTGTTGAACTCATTCAGCTCGTTCTGAATATCTGTAGAATATTGTTGTAATTCGGTCTGTCTTTTAGTCTGCCAAATGTCAATTTCTTTTTTAAGATTCTGGGAATATTCTTGAACTTTGTCGGCAACTTCAGCTTGATAGAGTGCCACATCTCCCGAATACTTTTGAACTTTCTGGACATCATCTTGAGAGCCTAAGCGTCCTGTCTCGATAGCTTTTTGCAATTCTGCTTGATATGCTACATTTTCTTTATTGAATTCATTTAATTCATTTTGAATATCAGATGGAAATTGTTGCAGTTCAGTCTGGCGTTTTGTTTGCCAAATACTAATTTCTTGCTGCGTATTTTCTTTAAACTGCTGAACTTGTTTGCTGACAGATGACTGATAAGCACTTACGCTGGCTGAGAAGTTCTGTATTTTTTGAGCATCATCTTGTGATAATAACTGAGCTTCTTGTATTGAAATTTGTAATTGAGCTTGATATTCAGCGTTTTCCTTATTAAATGAGTTTAAAGAATTTTGTATTTCACTGCCATATTTCTGTAAATCAGTTTGACGCTTAATCTGCCATAGTTGTAAATCTTTCTGAAAATTAGCCTGATATTCTTGAATCTCTTTGTTTATATCTGCTTGATAAGACTGTATTTCACTTCCGTACTTCTGCAACTTCTGTCCATCGTCTTGAGAGCTTAATCTGGCATCTTCAGTTGCTTTTTGTAGTTCTGCTTGATACTGTGCATTCTCCTTATTAAATGTATTTACTGCACTTTGAATATCTGCTTGATATTCTTGAAGTTGCCCAGAAATTACTTGCATCCTCGAACTAACCATTTCTGAATCTTCTTCAGTATTTAACCAAGTATTAGCATCTGAAAAATCTGGACTAATGACTGGAGCAGTATATGTAGGAACTGAAGCAGAGAAAGATATTGAATTATCTGATAATGAAGGAGACACAGGAAGCGCAGATGAAATTGATAAATCTGATATAGTAAGTGCCTCTAATGATAAAACAGGAGAAGCATAAGTAGGTGCGGTTGTTGAAAATGAAACTTCGCTATTCGCAAGTTCTGGTGCCTCTGGGGTAGTATCAGATATATTTAATGCGGTGATAGATGGTGCAGGTGCCAATGAAATCTCAGGCTTAGTGTATGTGGGGGCGGTTTCACTAAAAGATACAGTACTGCTTGATAATGATGGCGCAGTTGGTGCTGTGACTCCAATAGACAGATCGGATATTGATGGCGCATTAGATAATGAAATTGTAGGTTTACTGTAGGCGGGAGCAGTTTCGCTAAAAGCTACTGCATTGGATTGCAATGAAGGGGCGGTTGGTGCGCTTGCCGATATACTTAAATCACTAATTGAGAGTACAGCAGGAGCCGAGTCTATCTCATCTGATGTCATACGAAATAAATATTTGCTTGACGCTCCCAAGACAACTGCAAATTCCGCATTATCAGGGAAACTTGCTATTCCAGTTGTCCCACTGTATAATACAGTTGGATATGCAAATGCAAATATTTGACCTTTTTGCGAACTGGTCGGATCGGGTTTTATAAAAATTGTTTTGCCCTTATAATAATGAAAGGGACTTCGGATAGACGCTTCGTAAATACTACCGCTACTGGTTTCTAATTGCGTAGATATTCCAAACGGTGCTTCTACAGATAGCCTTCCATTTCTTGCTATATCTAAAATGCGTTTATTTTCAGCGTTGTAACCAGAGCTATCAGTGGTAGTCTCGTCAATGGTAGCATTATGCAGTAAAGCTTCTTTGGGTAATATATCTGCAACTTCCCGTGCAGATGCGGTTAGAAAATCGGACAGAGCCGAGGTATCCGAAATGGATACCCCGACAATGTCTTCAACTTGCGTTTGAAAGCTCATTAAGTGATTTTAAATACTTTATGAGATTCAATAAGTGAAATACCAATACCTTCATCAGACATGTATTGATCTTTAACACCATCATAGGCATTATCAGTCTTTACAGATGTTTGATATAAAGGTGAACGATATTGTGCATGGAACAGATTCTCATCAGAGACAACTACCATGTATTTGTTATAAGCACCACGTAATGCAGGAGTTGGGATCAACTTGATCATTCCGTGAGGTGTTTCTAACATACGATAGTTAAAACCGAGTGAGTCTCTTTGTGAAGGTTGAACCTGTACGCTCCAACCTGATTTCCCTGCAATACCATTAGTACCGTCTATTTTAGACCAATAAGAAAGTGCGCCAGCACCACAGAAAGCAAGCTTAGTGCCGCTTTCGGGTACGTACTGGAATACTTTTTCCATATCATCCACGAAGTCTTCATACGCATATGTAGACGACGCAACTGGGAAGATATTTTGATCATCACCAGACGAGTTACCATATTTGTCAATCGCAGTTACAAGTCCCATCGTAGAACGAACTTTTTTACCATCTGCATCGGTACGATGAGAATCAGAGAATGTATCAGCACTATCTGGGTCTAAGTTGGTTCCAACAGCAGACTGACCGAACAAGAATGCTCGTTCTTTCTGCATTTTATGTTCTTGGGATTTCTGTAACCGTAACCGAGCCAACTCCGAGCTTTCTCCTCGAAGGGCGGCAGCGTGAAGAGTACCTGTAATTTCCAAAGGGGTCTTGAAAATCTGAGAGGAGTTATAAACAACTCTTAGTTCATCAGCCCATGCTTCTGGAGATGAGGTTCCTTCACCACGTGCGTTACCAACTACATTAAAAATGTCGTCATCGGCAAACGCAATGGCACCATCAGTTAGGTTCTTTACTTTAATTGTGGAGCTTGAAGGAGCTGAGGTAATTAATACCACACCACGACGAGTGGTTTCAGCTGAGTTCCAAACGTCACATTCCAATCCAAGATACGATGAATCAACGCTGGATGCTAATCCTACTATACCATCAACGGTAATAGCGTTAGATTCGGTATCATTTGCGGATAAAGAAGTTGTGTAACCATTGTTCACAAACTTTTGCTTTACCCATGGGTTTCTATGCTCAAACATTTTGAACATAGGGTCTTTAACCTGTCTGGTTTCTCTGTTAGATAATACAGTTGTGAAGGGAGCTACATCAGTCCAAAGCTCTTTTACGATTTGAGGATCGATGTAGAAGTCCCTACGATCTGTATACAGAACACCAGAGGCTTGTAGGTTCTTTGCAGACATTTACTATTTCCTTACTCTGCTATGCGATAGTAGCCCCGCATTAAACATATCCTGTTCTGATAGCTGAGGATCAGCTTGACCTGTTGTCACGGCTGTTGTCCGTGGTACTTGCAAGCGTTCCCCCGCTTGTCTCAGTTCATTGGCTTTGTTTTGGGCTTGTACTGTCGCAGTATTGGGCGCGTTTCTAAGTTCAAACACCTTAGCAAGAATATCAATTGTTACGTCGCTTGGGTTTTGCGCCCACTGTACGAACTCTGTAGCTTTGTTTTCATCCCACCCATACCCATTTTTTACATGGGAATAAGCTTGATTTACCACCATTGCTTGTTCTCGCTGAACCGCTTCTTGCTGTCTTACAGCTTCCTGCTGTTGCATAGAGTTAAGCAATTGGTCTACACGTGAGTTTTGATAGTCTTCTTTCGCTAAACGATATTTGAATGAATCGCTTTCTGGGTCATTGTATGCATCGACCTCATTATAGCTTGTTGGTTTAGGGGGCTGATTAACAGGAGCCTGTTGTGTTTGAGGTTCATCAGGGGTTCCAGCTTGCGGTTGTTCATTCATCATCTTACTCACCATGTTTCTATACATGTTCAATTCTTGAGAAAGATTTTGATTGTCATTTTTATGCAGGTCAGCTTGGCTTTGCCAATATGCTATTCGATTTGGGTCGTCTTTGGCTGGCTGTTGAGAATCAGCAACCGACACCTCTTGTTCGGTTTGACTCTCTTGTTCTTGGGTAATTGAATTAGGATCATCGACAGATTGTGTTTCCACAACTTGTTCGCCAGTTACAGCTTCTACACTTACTTCCGTAGGCGGTGCCTCGGTCATAAGTATCTGTGAGCTGTCAAATGCTCCTGCTTCAGCATTACTTGCTTGTTGTTCTTCCATTATTCCTCTAATGGTATGATGTCACGGTTCGTGGCTTCTTGCTCGGCAACCGCTTGTCTTAGCTTCTTCACTTCATCCCCTGCACGTTGTTTGAACAACTGTTCGGTAGCTTCAGCTTTTGTCGAAGACTTATCCAGACTGGATTTGTACTTCTCAAGCTCAACTCTTTGTCGTGCATGGACTAATTCTCTTTGTGCAGTTTGGAGATCACCATCAAGGTCTTTCACCTGATCCTCTAATCCTTCTATCTGCTGTTGCATTTTGGACATTTGAGAGGATCGTTCTAATACTCCCTCTAAATCAGCAACGTCCGTCTGCTTTAAAACTTCTACTT